GTATGCCCGAATCAGTCATGCGCTCGTTGAGTCGTATGACAGGGCTGGACATCGTGCAAGTACCCGAAGAAATTGAGGGCAGTGCCGATGTTTCAATTGCTCGTGAAAGGAAAAACGATGTTTGGTATTTGTTTGTCAATAGCAAGGAAGAGAGTGAAGAGGCTACACTGGTCTTGCACGGCGCTACCTCGCACACGCTGGAAGAAGTTGAGCGTGGATTTGATGACGCACTGGGTGTAGTCTCACTGGTCATGAAGAGTGGGCAGTTTGTTGTGGGTGGAGGCAACGCCTATGTGCGTATGGCCACGCACCTGCGCCAGCATGCCGCCTCGGTGGGTGGACGAGCACAGATGGCCATTGAGTCCTTTGCTGATGCCTTGGAGGTCATTCCTGCTACCATCGCTGAGAACGCTGGCCACGACCCACTGGACACGATTCTTGCCATGCGTCACGAAATCCTACAGGGTAGGCTGTCGGCTGGCCCCGATGTCACTGAGGGTGGCGTGCGGGACTTGCTCGCTGATGGCGTGATTGAGCCTGTGGCATTGGTGCGTCAAGCCGTGCTGAGTGCGAGTGAGGTCACCAACGCTATCCTACGCATTGATGACATCGTAGCCCGCCGTCCAGTACAGTGATTGCGATGTGTATTTGTAGCATGTGTGAAGAGATTTGTGAGTATTTAATTGACGGTGATTTTTGCGAGGCGTGTTGGAATGGGCAAGTTGATGGACAAACTGAGGCAAAAGTGCCCGGTGTGCGAAGAACATGAGATTCCCCGTCGCCTTACTGGTCGCTTCATTGATTACGATAGCGAGCGAGTGTACTTGCTTCACTGTCGTAAATGCGGCTTCTTTTGGCTTGACCCATCCATTAAGAAACTCAAACCCTATCGTTTGAAGGGCATTTACTTGCATCCCTCAATGGATGAAGAAGAGTGAATCACACTAGTTGCATGAAGTTACCCGGAAGCATTTGGATGTTGTCGGGGTTGCCAATGTTGGAACGCCTATTCATGTTCATGTAATCTTTAAATGCCATATCAAACTCTTCAAGTTGTTGTGAACTCAAAGGAGCATATTCTTGTGGCTTCCTCATATCAACCCCTCCTCTAAAATAATTTGCCATAGACATCGCTTGGGGGATTTGTAATAAATTGATTAATCGGTCGGGTGTACGCTTTTCGCTTCTATTACTTACCGAAAAACCAACTTGCTCGTCACCATAGGGTAATGCGCTATTTATATCAAAATCGCTATGCTCCGTGTCCAAACCTTGAGAATAACTGTTTTTAGGAGTAGGAGATAATTCAATGCGGCCACCAATTCGTGGTCTTATACGGCCTGCCCGCCAGTCCGTTTTTTCCTGCAATTCGGGGAGATGTGTATATGGGCTGGGGGTTGATTGATACAACTCTAACGGCCCTTGCCGAAGGGAACCAGTTTCGGCCTGTAGTTTTTGGTTAAACATATCGTTCAAACGCTCTTGATTATCCAATATCGCATCCTTTATTTCCTTGGGAAGCCCTTCGGGAAACAGTTTTGGGTCATGAGAAAAAACTTTTTCCCGAAGGTTGTCAAGATGCCGTTGTGTGGAGGCATAAGTTAAATCCTGTAACTCACGAAGGCGATTAGCCTGTGCTCTTCGGTGTCTTTGGTCTCTAATATCGGGGTCGTTACCGGGGAACAATTTTCTGTGATGGTACCCCGCAATAGCAGGGTGCATTGCTTGTGAAGTTACTCGCCCTTTGTCATCAATATGATGAACACGATAAAAGGGGTCAGCCTTGAGAACAGACCAAGCGGCGTCCATCGGCTCCATTGAATCACGCATGAAGTTAAGTTACTTAAAATCATCACTGGTTCAGTAGTGAGGCTATTTCTGCCGAAGTCAATTCGGTAAGTCCCGAAGGCCACATAAACGAATAGGTGCGAAACACACCCTTAGCCATGTAAAACACGGGCTGTTCTCCATCAGCCCCACCATCAAGGTGCGACCAGTCTTCGTCGGGATATTCTGCTTCTAACAATGCCTTTACGCTCATGAGGTTGACGCTCCTATTCGTGTTACTGTAATATTTGTTCTGTTGTTGTCGTATGCTCTTACGGTGAAGTTACTATTATTGACACGAGCGGCGACATACAATTTTTCATCCGACCCAGTACTTGGTACATCAATGATGACTGTTTTTTGCATGTTGACCGCCGAATCGGATGAAGTTGATGTGGGTGCTTTTTTCAATCTCGCAGTTCCCCAATTGCGAATCGCTGTGGAAGAACCAGTGCCATTCCCAAGTTGTAACCAAAAGTCCTGTGCCGCAGTAGTCGCCGCAGTGAATATTTCAACGGACACTACTACCATGTACAACCCCCCTGCACCGAGGCTGATGTAATCCTCAGTAGCATGAGCGGTGACGACAATATCAGTGGTGTTTCCCGTATTACTGTAGTCACTTGTTTCAGCAACCTGTAAGAAATAATCTGTTCCTGCGTTAGTACCAAATGTAAGCGCATTGTTTGTGAGATTGACTCTTAAGTGTTGAAACGCAACACTTTGTAGTGCGCTATCAGCAAGCGTTCCCTGTGCGGCGGTAGCGTATGCCGTAGGGTCAAACGATTTAACGGCGGCGAGGTTGGTTACTTCGGAGTCCATAAGCGCACCAGCGGCTTGCACATTGGTTGCATCGGTGACATCAGCATTGGCTTCTATTCCGCCAAGTTTGGTACGCTCCGAGGTTGTCATCATGACATTAGTTGCACCATCAGCCAAATCGTCGGCATCCAACACCACTGCACCCGTTGCGCTGTTCACGCTTTGAACAGGAGCGGCGGCACCAGCGGCGGCGGCATCGGTAAAGCCTGCATCGTTGGTGAGTTCGCTGATGTTATCGCTTGCACGCATGACGGCGTTAGAGCCAATTTTAGGGCGGTTGGAAGCACCGCTGTCAAGCCACAGCGTGTTAGCCGCTACCCCACCGGGGTTGGCCGCTTGAGGGTCAAGTTCAAGCCCAGTTGGGTCAATAAGACCCGTGACCGTTAATTTACCATCAATCGTTAATTCACCTGCGCCTGCATCCCACGAAAGGTCAGCATCGCTGGTAAAGCCACCAGCACCATCGGAGAGTTGTACAAGGCCGCTGGCACCCGACGATGCGGGGCTGATGGTACCGCTCACCATGACCTTCTTCCAAGCACTTCCATCGTATGCAAACATGGTTGCTTCAGTAGCGACCACATTTGAAGCGATACCTGCACTGTCAAAGGTAACCGTACTGCCACTCGGTACGCTCACAAAGACCGTGTAACCGGGTGGGAAAGTACCGCTTGGGTCAAGGTTGATGGTGGTGGAGGGGGTGAGAACAAACACTTGATTACTCCCGAAAGTAAATGTTTGATTGGTTGAGGGTGATGACACATCAATGCGGGTAGGGCCAAGCAGGTGGGTGTGGCGGGTGCCCCCCGAATCCTTTGATGAGTAATACAAATTGGCATGTTCATCACTGTTGTAGGATTGCCAAATTGCACCAAGTCGGCTGGCCGTGAAGTTGCCAGTATCGCTATGTAACGCATCAAGAGCGGTGTGAGAATCAACCGCCGTTTTATCGTTCACAGCCCCAGTAGTAACGGGAGTGAGGTACAAAGGAGTAGGGCGCACGAACACACGCTTATCGTTGCTCTCAGTGATGCTGATGTTAAGGTCATTATCTCCACTACCCAAAACATACACAACACGAATAACTGCAAGCACAATTGTTTGTGTTACATCCAAACCACTTTTTGGATTACTGAGGAAAGCAGATGGGGTGGTGGGGTAGGTGTTGGAGGCTGTCGTAACCGGCGTACCCATTTCCCATGAAATACATTTGTTAGCGGTGTCGGATGAAATATACACAACGATAAGGGCTTCTTGCCCACTGGTAAGTGCAGAAGGGGTACTTACACCAGCATAATGAAGACTTGTTGAATTAAACTTGATGTCAATTGATGATGGAGATGCACCACTATAACCATTCGCAAAGTCATACAACACACCATCAAGAATAGCGTGTCCACCTTGTATGGATATTTGATGAGGATTTGTTGTTTGTTCACAAACACCGGGTAAATCTTCGGGCCTATCACGGATGGAGGCTGTTGAGGCAGTATCTTCCTCAAGAATGATACCGTTACCATGCACACCCTCAAGCATGTTCGTGAGGGAGGGGCTGGTGATATGCTCACCGTCCTCCAAACTGTCCGTAAAGACCCCGCTACCCGTCATGGATGCTTGGTTTGCCGCTGTGTGTCCCGAAAGTGGATTGCCCGTCATTATGCCACCTCAATTGCAATTTGGATTTTGAGTTCATTTGCTGATGATTTGGTTATCGGTGAAATCGTGTACCGTGCCACGGGCGTGAACTCGCTTGTGTCACGGAACTGGATATACACCTCCTTGATTTGGTCAGCAAATGTGGTATCGTAGGGCAGTTTAGCCTCAACGAGCAGGGAGGTGTCATCAACTACCGTGATGGTGGGGGTGAGGGTGATGGCAGGGCGACCCGCTGAGCCATCGTCTGTGGTGGCTGGTGTGCCGTCAAAGCCCAAAATCACCTCGTTAATGTTGCTGGCGAGCGTGTCAAGCAACAACCGCCGCATGTAATCGCTAATCGGCATAGATGTTCCTCCGTTCCCTCGTCTTGTTCACACCGATGGGCAAGCCGTTCTTGCCGATTTTGCCTCTATCGTGCGTTCCCTTCACGCCACCGATGAGGTATGCTGTGTTAAATACTCCTCTTTCCTTAACCACCGATACAATACGCAACTCCACTTTGCCGAACAAAGCCAAGTTCTGTTCCACCACTTGCACATAGGTGGCGGGGTTGGTGGCGTTTGCGCCCACGCTGGTGCCCTCAGCCACGCCCTGTAGGATGCCTTCAATGCCCGTGTCAAGGTTCATCATCGTAAGGTCACTCATGTTCTTCATCGGCATGTGCTTAACCTCGGTAACCACCTTGTTGCCACCATCGTACTTAACCGTCATACCGGGCCGCAAGTTGAGCAGGTTGAGGTGGCCTGCGCTGGATATGGAGCCACGCATAAGCGAGCGTGACTTGAGCACCTGCCGTGCGACCCGGCGGGCGGCGTTGGTGGTGCGGGCGGTATTGTCCACGATGGGTGCGCTGTCCTCACGAACTTCCTCCACCTGTCCCTCCACATCATCCACCGTGACAATCACCAAGTCGTTGAGAGCCAACGGCTGGCCCTGCACCGTTACACGGTTGGAGATGTTTTCAATCGGGTTATCGGCCTTGCCGCCAAATCGCAGGTTCTTGTCCACGAATACACTTGCTTCGCTAAATGTGATGGGGATGTACAGCAAGTTACCGAAGCGGTCAAGCAACAGCATACGGCTGTCGTGACGGCCAAGGAAGCGCAGGGCGGTCATAAGGTTCATGTTGTTGAAGTCTTGACCCACAAAGCGTGTGCTGTGCTTGCGTGCGGAGGATGCGGTGACATTCTTTGGTCGTGAAATGTTCACGCTGGTTGCGCCGCTGTTGATGGACTCACCAAGACGCACGGCCAAATCCGTTGTACGCAGACCCACATCAACAGGCTGGCCGAGTTTGACGGTGCGGCCAGTAAAGCCGATGCCATCAAGCGTCTTACCTTTCATGTTGCGTAGGTTCACCAGCACGCCGTATGATGATGATTCAACCGTGTGGGGCAACAGGCGTTGCGCTGATGCGTCGGCGTTGTAAATGAGCATGGGGCTGTTGATGCTGGAAATTAAATCATCAGCAAAGAAGGGGGCAGTGTTGAGCGAGTGGCCGGGGGTGTTGTTATGCGACAACTGGATGTACGATTCACCCTCAAGGATGCGGTAGTTGCGTTGCGGCATCACTTGTAAATTACGAGTGTTTTTCTTCTCCACCGTGACCTTGGCCTTGTTTGCCTTCTGCACGCTGATGCGACCGTGATGAATGGCGTTGTCCACGAACACTGGCTTACGCACATGGGTCATGACCTCATCTGCGTCAGTGCTGTACCGACCAGTCCTTGTATTCTTGAGGACGGTCATTCGTCAACCTCTCCTAAACCATCGGGCCAAATATAGGCATTATTACCCGAACCCGGAACCATGACAAGCCTTTCGGGTGGAATATTGCCATAAATAAACGCTTCAGCATCCTCGTCATTGTACCCGTAATCACGAAACATTCCCATTGATTCTTTCAACGGCATACGAACACCTACTGTTCTGTTGTAATTATCCCAACCATAACTGATTGGCGGTGGGCTAACACCCATCATTCTTAGCATTTCTTGATGATTTCTCACAGAAGATGGACTTTGTTGCACCGCTGGCCGAAACCAATTCCCTGTGTCTCCTTCTTCAAAGTTAAATGGTTTGATGTGGGGTTGTTTTTCCCTAAACATTTCTTCCCACCCTAAAGTATCATCCGATGGTGGTTTGCCCCTCATTCCTTCATGTACAAATGCCTCATATGGTTGAGCCATCCTTTCGTCAAAATCATTCCCAAAATCTTCCCTTCTTGTATCTATGAGTGCTTGAGTAGGCTGGCTGGAAATCATCGTCATTGGCCCATACGAACTGGGAAAGTCGGGATGGAACTCACCCAACTCAGTTTGGC